TTCATTACTAATTGTGATAATCTCATTCACTGGTCCCCAGTTAAAATTTCCGGCAAAACCACCAATAGTTGTTGCTGTGGAAGGCACAACAGTTGTAAGGTCAACTTCTGAAACATTCACGCCTGGTGATAATTGAAAAGCCATGGTTTAATCTCCTTTTAAGGGCTGAATTATTTTTTTAATGTATGTTGTATTTATGTTTTTAAAAATTTGAGGATATATAACCTCGGCTTCTAACATCATCTTGCCATACTGTACCACCAGAATCAATTACTGGTTCTGGTCTGCCATCGTCAATGATACCTACTGGTGCCAAATCTTCGTCACCTAACATATTTTGTTCCTCTAACATCATCTTACGGATGTCGATATTGGTATCTTCTTTAAAATAACTCTGTGCAGTTAACCAAGAGAATAACACCAGACCCATAACTAAGTCATCGTTGTTACCTTCTTCTGCCTCATAACTGTCTCGAACTCGCACAAACGTATTAAGTTCGGCAATTGTGTCAAAGTCATTGATAATTAACTTGTCATTTTCAATCAAGGTCTTCAAGTTGGCACAACCAATCTTTTTGACTGATTTTGTGGTCTTGATACCGAATGATGTAGAACGCTTGAAACCACCTGAAATTGATTGTCCTTTAATATGATGGTGTTCTAGCTTATATATGTTCTCATATTCCAGATCATAGTGAAGAATGTCCACAACCTGTTGGCCAATGTTATTAGTCTCAATCAACGCAAATGCTGTATTGTATCTTTTACATAATGCATAAACAACTGTAGGTAAAAATAACAATGGTAGTTTATTGTTTCGGTACTTTGCAACTTGTCGGTATGGAACTTGAGATACATCAAGTATATTAATCGTTGAGTAATCTTGTGCAACACCTTCAGAACAATCCACACAACCGATGTATAGGTGTCCTGGAATTGGGTCTTGGTAGATATCTAAACAATCTTCTTGTTTCAATGGGTCAAAGAATGCCAATGACCTCAATTTAGAACCAGAGATTAATGTTGCCGATGAACCAATAAATTCTGTCTCAAACTCTTGTCGGAACTGTTCTTCTGATGTGTTACGTATGGTCTCTTCTTTCCATGCGGCATCACGTCCTGGCACTTGTGACCAATGAACCTCCAATGGTTTATAGGTCGAACGTTTCTCTGTTGCATCAACCCACATCTTATAGAAGTGGTTTAGGCCATATGGTGTAGAAACAATAATAACTTTGGTAGTCTTACCAGATGAGATAACCGGATAGGTTGACGTAAAGAATTCGTCAGCCATATTCTTTGGAACGAACGCAAATTCGTCCAAGAAAATTAAGTTATAAGAACCACCTCGAACACCAGATGCCGATGTTGCAAAGGCCGCAATCTTTGATTTGTTTTCTAATTCAATATTACCTTTGTTCCAAGTAATGATACCTTGTTGCAACCAGAGTGGTAAGTATTCATATGCATACTGAACACGACCTAAGATTTCACGTGCAAGTGAACCTTTGTTAGCCAGAATGGCAATACTATAATCGTCTTGAAATAGAATAGACCATAACATGAAACCCACAGTCGTAGTTGTTTTACCAACCTGACGAGGCATCTTTGCGATACAGAATCGATTTTCATGGAATGTTCGTACCATGTCCTCTTGGAATGGCCACATTTCGAATGGCACAAGACCACGGTCAACGTTAACAATCTTAACGTATGTCTTAATGAAGTAAACTGGATCTTCAGTACATTTTATAATCTCGGCAACTTGTTCTTCGGTGTAAGATAACTCTACACCAATACGTTTGAGGTTGGCATTTCCTAGATACCCACCAGCATCAATCATTTACAACACCCATTATTTAATAAAACTTCTTAACATCCATGCATGTTTTTGGTGTTGGTCTAACAAGTCTTGCAAGAAATTACCAATAGCTGGTTCTCCTGCTTGGTCAGCAGCAACAATACCTGCACGGAGATGAACCATCATTCTATCGTTATCTCTTTTCAATTCTGCCATCATAGAAATTGGAGAAGGAATGATTGCTGATTCTTCCACGTCTGCCAACTCCAACATTCTCAATAATGAACCTGGTGCATATGCATCCAGCATACGAATCTTTTCGGCAATTAAATCAGTATTATTAAATATTGATGTATATAACTCAGCAAAGAAATCGTGGTACTGTTGGAAGTTTACACCTTCTACATTCCAGTGGAATCCGTGTGCCTTAAAATACAAGGCAAAGTTTGTGCCTAGTATAACTTTCAATTGTTGAATTAATTGTTCCATATTATTTCTCTTTATTTGACTTTAAAAACTTTACCAATTCTGTGGTTGAACCAACAAACACAGCCTTATCTATATTCATTGATTTATCATTCATAGATTTTGGTGCTAAATCTTTTTTACGCTTTTGAATTTCCATTAGGTCTTTATTTAGGTCAGACATATTCTTAAGCATTGTGGCCACAACCTCGAATGCTCTTGGGTGATGAGTATCTTTGGCCACGTGAATCAAAGTGTCCATTGCAGAGTTACCTTTGGTAATCATTTCACGTATATTTTGCCGAGCAAATTCAGCATCATCGGCAATATCTGGTGTTAAGTCAGTGTGTACTAACTGACCAGCAGATTCCAATGGTTCAATCTCTAATAATTGAGAAAGATTTTCATCCATTTTTTTCATAATTTATTTTTAATGTTTATAAATTTGCAATTGCGGTTTGAAAATCAGCATAAGTTGCACTGTTTGCAGCTAAACTTTTTAGACTTGTTATGGTAATAGTTGTATTACTTGTTGTATTTGCTTTATTAAACGCAGCTTGTGCTTGAGTTAGAGATAGTGTGGTATTAGATGCAACGAAAGAGGCAGGCTGTTGAATAATAACATTACCAACCATACCGGCATGGTTTTGGCATTGGTAAACATATGTTGAACCTACTAGACTAAAAGGAACTTTCCAATAAAGAGTGCCGTTTATCTGAGCTTGTGCGTTAGAACTCGTTGAAACTGTACCAGTATTGCTAACGTGTGTTAGTCCTATATTGAAACTAGAACCACCTGATGATGTCCGTATCATAAACGGATGACCATCCAAATTATTTAAAACAAATGCTATGGTTTCACCACCAGAAACATACACTGTAGGATTGTTTCCTGAATATTGATCGATAAGAAAAGCACTTGTTCCAGAAGCTGTTACAGATAATCCGGTAACAGCACTCGTATAATTAGAGTTAGTTGTGTTATAAACTTCTGTAAAATTTTCATTGAGTTTGGTGAAAGCCGTACGCAGAGGATCACCTGTGCCAGTATTTGGTCCTGTTCCTATATCAATTGTTTGTTTTGTCATTATAGTTTATCCGTTTTAATTAATGTTGAGTCAGTAAATACTAAAGTAGTATCTGAAGTAGTAAAAATAACTTGAGGTTCATATATAGAACCAAATGATGTAAATGTTTCTGCAAATCCATATTCATCATCTGGACCAGCAGTGTTTGGATTTGGCCTAGTTTGCACAGAAGATATAATTGAATTTTGTGTGAATGTATTTGATGTGATAATGTCACCATTTGCAGAGTTGGCAAAATTCAAATATGTGTTTGCAGTAGATGTAGTAATCATCTCACTTGTTTTAACTGGTGGCCAGATGAATGCTTTGGCAGTGAATGTCAAGTCCCATAGAATTAAACGGGTACTCATCATATCACCTTCATAATCTGTAGTCGTAGAAACAGAATTTAATATGATTGGCATGTCATACTTTTGATCCATACCAGGAATAAAATCCATTGTTACAGTAAAGTCTGGTGTAAAGAATGGAAGTATTTGTTCCATAATCTGAGCACCATCTTCTGTATTACGAACATATACTGATAAGTTAAAATCAAAGTTATATGGTATTGGTCCGTATTGTGACTTCAATGAACTGTTATTTGTACCAAGAGAGAAATTTCGGTTGGTTGTAACACCTTTGCGACTAGAATCATATGACATACCTACCATATCAAATGAGATTCTAGGTACAGTTATTGCAATAGATTTTGTTAGGTCTGGATCGGAAGCCAAACGAGTTAAGTATTTTTCTTTGGCACCATAAGACAGAGGCACTTTAAATCTTTCGACCTCTGTTGCCATATCTCTGGTGTAACGAATCAACTGAATGTCGTTAAATAGTGTGCCAAAACCAACGACAACTTTTCGTATGGTTCTGTTATAGAAATGTGCATTACCTAACATTAAGGTTCACCAAATGGGTTGTGTTCAGTGAAGTCGAGTATGTCGCCAGCTTCATCTTGAATAATATTATTATCGGCAACATCTTCAAACACACTGTCTGTTGGCATATCGTCAGCTGCAGTTTGTAGTGCCCATGTTGCACCACTTGTTGCACCAACAATAGTTACACCAACTGTAAACTGACCCTTGACATTAACCACATCTAAGTGTCTACCAGGAACTGTTGTATGCACCGTGGCCACCGCATTGGCAGTTGCCAAAGAATTGCCTTGATAAACAAATTCACCAACTGTAAATTTGCCTGTGCCATTGATAGGTACATCCAAACGTGTTCTCTTGTATGAATCAAATGCTTGTTCATCTATCTCTGTGTGACCAGTTTGAATCAACTCATCAGATAATACAAATTGTTTAAGTTTCAGTGCATAAACATAAACATTACCACCACGTCCACGACCTAATGTATAAAACATTGCTTGATCATTTTCGTGTTCAACAAAAGTTACTTCAAAAAAGTTTTGCATCAATGGAATGTAAATTAAATCACCTTCCATTGGTCGTTTTGGTCCAGAGTTAATAACTAAGTCACCAAGTCTAGGTATACTATAGTTTGTGGCACCTGAGGCATACTTAAATCTGCGGCGAGAAATTAGTAATGTTAATTCATCTCGAATCTCAAGTCCAAATTTAGAGATGAAATCTTGTTCACCATCCATACCAGTAACATTCTCCAAATATACTTCAATTGGAAATGCAACTCTATATTGTTTGAGTGTATCTTCACCATACAATGTGTCAGGACCATTAGGGTCTGCACTAGAACGTGGTAGGTAAAACACGTCCATACCATACTGTTGCATGGCCTCAATCACCAAGTCTTCAACAAGTAGTTGTTCTTGGGTAATTCCTGTTGGAAATGGTTGAAAGTAAAAATTTGTAGGCATTCATTAACCAGTCAAAATTTCTGGAGGTAGAACGTTATAAGCTTGCATCTCAGTTTCAATCTTATCGATTTCTACTTGTGCTTCAGCCATAATTCGAGGACCATCTAACGTGACTCCACCTGGCATCTGTACACCAGCAAATTTTGACAAGTTAGTACCCCACTGGTATTTAATCAACGCCGTGGCATACTGTTTTAAAAATCTATCATCCCAAACATCAGACACACCAGTCTTTGTGGCTGTCGCATCAGTCACACTTGTCGTTAAGTTTGTGGTTAGATATGCTTGTGTTGGTGAAATGATGCGATTAACTTGTACATCTTGGCCACCAACTGTAATGATATCACCTTCAAGAATTTGTTGGTCGAATGTTGTACCTGTTCCAGTCATTACGTTTGATGTGTTTGTTGCCGTAACTGTGCCTGTTAGTATCACTGTATCTGGCGCTAACTTACGATAACATTCAATAACCACATATTCACCTAAAGTCGCATCACGTGACCAATCAATGTCTAAAAAGATTTTGTTTTGATGACGATTGAATCGGTGTTGTGGGTAACCAGAGAACAACATGTTTAGTGTTGTGATATGTTGCATAGTGATTTCATATGACACATAAGATACCGATGTGAAGTCATACAAATCATGTAGACGCAATTGATAACGAAGGTCAAACATATTGATTGATGAATTGGAATCATCAAACGGAAATATTTTAGTTACAAAAATAACTGGATCAGGACAGTAAATGAATTTACGGTCAATATCATCTTGTGTAATTCTGTGCTTCATGTAAATCTTTTCAACACCATCAAAATGATAGTCGTGGAAAAACTGTAAAGCATCATCAATACGGTCGTCAACTTGGTCATCATCCACGTTAATTTGAATAACGGGAAACCCTAGTCTACGCAGACAATAGTCTTTAAATTCTGTTCTTGTTGAAGGTGCAGCCATTTTTGTTTTTCTTTTTTAATTTATTCTCTAGGGTAATCCGGAAATGGTATCCAATTAGTTGTAGCTTCATCCCACAAGTATGGATAACCATCGGTTGGAATAGCTACGGGTGCAACATATGATACTAGTTCTTCGTTCCATGTCCATGATGCTGGTCGTTCTGC